CGGGTTTGCTGTTGGTTTCGCCTTTGACGCCAGCAAAAGGCAGTTTGATTAGGTTGCGTTCAACCCAGAAAAAAGTGTTGTTTGAGTCTGCGTCCGGAAGGAAGCGAACGGTGGCAGTTTGTCCGTCTTGGATGTTCCAGTGTGCGTAGATTTGATTGTCACCACCACTGATAGTTTGTTGTGATGATGCCTGAAGTTTTGCGCGAATTTCTTGAAGCGTTGCCATAATATTTTTCCTTGATAATTTTAAATGTTATGCCTGTTTCTTCTAGCCTACTGACTAAAAGGAACCTATTAGCATACAACTATTGTATGCTACTTTATTTATACTGTCAAGGAAAATCTGCTATATTTTTTCAAAATAAAAAGTTCCATTGTTCCTATATACTCGTTTCATTCCTTTCGTAGGGCAAGGTCGACCTATCCGTTTTTGAGAGAGCGATTCTTTTTGCTCAGTAGTCCATTTACTACCGGTTGCTCTTCCAGGTTTTCCTTTTAGAATTTCTGAAAGTTTTTTCTTTGTATTTTCCGATACTGGTGCAACTCTTTTATATGTAGATCTATCAGCATTTGCCATTTTTTCTTTTGTTTCTTCAGAATGTTTTCTACCAATCCCTTCTTCTGAAATCTTTTTCTTTGTATTTTCTGAATATATTCCAGTTTTACCTTTGTTCCAAGGAGTAGTACCTTTTTTTGATTCACTCATTTTTCTTCGAGTTTCCATTCCGTGGTTGCCGCCATCTCCTGATTCCTCTTTTAGATTGGCCCACTCGTTATTTTCAACAATATTCCAAAGATTACTGTAATATATTCCCCACTCTTTTACTTCTTCTTTGGACAGACACTCTCTTATAATTTCGGTAGTGTAATTATATCCGTGTTTGTTGAGATGATTAATCCATCGGGCCCCTTTTGGGGCTTTTATTATTTTTGCAACCTCAAGTTTTACCAAAAATTGATCTCAACTCCACTTGATGATTACGATTCCAGAACCACCGTTGCCGGGTTTTGTGTAGTTAGTGGTTGGAGAAGCGGCACCGCCACCGCCGCCAGTGTTTGCCGTACCGGAAACCGCTAAAGTTCCGTTTACTCCCCCAGCCCCGCCGCCACCGTTACCACCAGCCGCCACAGTTCCTACATATGTAGCGCCGCCGCCGCCCCCTGCGTAGTAAACAGTCGAGCCGCTCAAAGTAGACGTACTTCCAATTCCTCCAGCACCCCCGCCAGAAGTATTGCTCGTTCCGTTTGCACCTGTTCCACCGGCACCTCCGCCGCCGCCACCGCCACCGGACGCGCCACCCGATCCACCGTCGTTGCCTTGTCCAAAAGTTCCAGAACCGGGAACTCGATTTGGGGCAGAACCGTAGGCCTCTCCTCCGCCGCCAGACCCGCCAGAATTGCCGGGATAATAAAATCCGGTATAAGTACTGCCCCCACCAAAGCCCCCGCCAAGAGCACCTGTTGAGCCGTTGACCAAAGATCCGATTGCCGACCCACCGCCATTAGTAGAAATGGCCGGCGCAAATGCCCCAACTCCACCAGCACCTACACTAACTGGATAAGCCGTTCCAGCAGTAACAGATACCCCAGACCCCGCTAGGAATCCACCGCCACCACCACCGCCACCCTCACCATAATTAGTAATCTGCGCCCCGCCACCACCGCCTCCACCAACCACAAGATATTGAATTTGTGTAGCGCCAACCGGAGCAACCCAAACACCGGAAGAATAGAAAATTGCCGTGTTGGCGGGGGTGCTTGTCCTTAATTGTGTTGGCGTTGTTGGTTCCAGAGTTCCAGAAGAAGTAAACGTATGGACAACGTAGTTGTTGGTGGAATTAGTGCCTTCGCCAATCCCACCCGAAAGAGTTACCGTTCCGCCAGTAAAATACTGGATAGAACCGGGGTAGCGAAGAACTACGATGCCGGAGCCACCTGCGCCCGGATTTCGGTTATTTGAGCCACCACCACCGCCTCCGCCCGTGTTTGCAGTTCCAGCAGTGGCGGCATATCCATTATAAGAAGCGCCAGAACCCCCACCACCAACTCCGCCTACAGACTCACTGGCAGTTCCTGCGGCGTAATTTCCTCCGCCCCCGCCGCCAGCATAAGCAACTCTGCTACCAGTAATGTCTGAGGCAATTCCAGCGCCGCCGTTTCCGCCAGCGTCTCTTCCATTGATTGCGTTTAACCCAATTGTGCCAGCGCCACCGCCCCCGCCAGACGCCAAGTTTGGATAGCCAACTCCGTTTGCATTGTTGTTGCCTCCAGAATTGCCTTGTCCGGAGATTCCTGATCCGCCGACTTGCGCGCCAATGGTTGTGCCTGCACTAGGACCACCACCAGAACCACCAGAAAGCCCACTATTTGTAACTACTGCACCGCCACCGCCGCCAGTAGCAACAATTCGTCCAGTGCTTGCGCCAGAACTTGTAGCGTCAAATACTGATGCGCCTCCAGAGCCGCCTGACGCAGTATTTAAAGCACTACCACCTGCGCCAACAGTTACATAATAAGAAGATTCGGGCGCAATACCTGCGTAACCTTGAAGCAAACCACCAGCACCACCACCACCTCCCGTCTGTTGTGCGAAGTTATCACCACCTCCGCCAGCACCCCCGGCAACAATCAAATACTCCACAACAGTAGGAGGGACACCTGTCCAATCCGCATTCTTAATTGCTTGAGCAACTTGGCTCAGCGTCCACATCCCACTGTATGCTGGCATTTTGATTATCCTTATGCTGGTAGTACGATTTCAGTCCATGCAGTTGTAGCTTCATTCCATGTATACATCTTGCCATCTGTTGGCATTGGTGTAGGTGGATTCCACAAACATGTTTCTTCATCTAATACCCAACTAGCGTATGGTTTTGGTGGAATAAAAGCATCTCTCTCACTGTCATAAGTGAAGCCGATTCCTGCATAATTCTTACGCAATGGTGTTCCACCTTGTGAGTGTACTCCACCTTGTGTGTTATAACTGGTTTGAACCCAACTAGCAGGATCGCCCCAATGTCCTAGATCTAATACTTCTCGCTCAATCACAATAACTTGTGTGACTATGCCGTTTTCTATTTTTGCAAAATGTGCCATTTTATTATCCTCTTGTATTTTAGAAAGTTATTGAACCACTACTGGTCCATATATAAATTTGATAACCGTTGTTGTATAGTATTTGTGGATTGCCTGCGGTACTCACAGGTGGTGCAGTATTTGTAGGCCAGCGAACGATAACTATGCCGGACCCGCCAAAACCGCCGATTACTGCTTGGTTTCCACCACCACCCCCGCCCCCAGTATTTGCAGTTGCGTTTGTTCCTGCTATGTAAATACTTCCTGTGTAATAAGAGCCATTACCGCCACCAGCCGCACCTAATCCACCGGGAAGACTGCCGGAAACATATGACGAACCGCCACCGCCACCAGCATAAAAAACGCGAGACCCAGTAATGGTTGAACACATCCCAGTGCCGCCATTACCCGCGCTTAAATTAACAGAACCGTTCGTACCAATGCTACCACTGCCACCACCACCACTAGCATACCCATTAAGGCCATTTCCACCCGAAAACCCTTGACCAGATACACCTGTTCCGCCAGTGCCACTGCCACCACTGCCACCACCACCTGAACCGCCAGCACTATCATTTGCACCGCCGCCGGTCGAGGTTATAGCGCCAAAAACGGAATTTCCTCCGCTTACACCGCCACTTGCAACTGAGGTGCTACCACCAGCACCTACGGTAATTGTGATGCTTGATCCGGGTGTAATCACATATCCAGCCGCAGTCAAACACCCACCAGCACCGCCACCACCACCACCAAAGTTTGCACCTTGATTACCACCACCGCCACCCCCGCCGGCAACCACAAGGTATTCCACCGTGGCAGTCTTTTGGTCGGTGAAGGGATTAAATGTTGCACTGACAAATCCGCCTAGATAATTATTACTCATAGTGTTGTTATTTAAAAGGTTATGGTGCCACTGCTGTTAAAAGTGTAGACACGGTTCTTGTATCCTAGTCCGGTTGCGAATGGCGAAGATTGGTTCCATGCGGGTAATGTCGTACCAGAATTGGGCGGTGCATTAGTTGTTGAAAAATCCAAATACGGAGATCCAGAAACAGCACCGTTTAAAAATGTTGTTCCCGATACCGCAGTCAACGGAATTGTCGATGGTGTAAATGCACTGTTGTAAAGAGAGGTGCCTTTGACAATTCTCATATTA